TGTCTCTCCTTCAAATTCTTCTGGAAATCTTAACCGCATTTCTTTGTCAATGCTACTATAATATTCATCTGAGTCTACATCAGGGTCAATACCTTGCGATACTAAGTCCTCATGCACCCCAAATGCAAAACTTGTCATCTTGCGATTATTACCCCACCAAGACTCGTTTTTCTTCTGCCAAGCCAAGGCTTTACGGTCTAATTGAGGTTGTTGCTGTTGTGGTTGAGCAGCAGTTTCTTCAATATCTCCGTACTGTGGCTGATAAGATTCAGCTTTTTCTACATTTAATCTAGCCGCCATCATTTTTTCTTGAGCGTCTGCTACAGCGTCAACATCGCCTGCATCATAAGCATCTTTAAATAATTTTTTAGCTAGTTGTAGTTCATGTTCCGCAGAAGATTTACTATTCTCCATAAGAGCTTCTTCGCCTTTGTTAAGGTCAGCTCTGAACTTTTTGTTTTCTTCTTGCTGTTGTTTAGCAAAAGCAACTGCTGCGTCACGCTCGCGTTGGGCTTCTTCTTTAGCCCTACGCTCGTCATGCCACACTTTTTTAAGTTGTTTGGCTTTTTCTACGGAATATTCTTCAAGCTCGTCTTTTTCGAGATTATCCACAATTTCTTCTGGCATTGGTTCTCGATCACGGTCTTCTTCAGGAGTATCGTTTTCAATAACAATCTCAAATTCTTCTTCAGCGGCTTCTGGAGTTTCTACAACTTCTTCTACTGCTTCATTCTCTAATGCGGTTTGTGGCATTACACTATCCTCTTTTAGTTAAAATTATTGTCTTTGTATTCCTCGTGGATCGTCAACTACTGCTTCTACAGAATCATCATTTATTAAACGAAAGGCTTTGCCGTGTATATTTATTTTAGTCCCTGTGTGGGGTCTAACCAGTACAAAGTCACCTTCTTTGCAGTAAGGGCCACTAGGGAACCTGCTTTCATCTTTATAGCAGTCTGTACCTAGTTTAACTACAAATAACACTGTAGCCAGTATTTCTTCGTTTTTAATGGTTTCTTCTGTTTTGATAATACCATTATCAAATTTGTCTTCTATGTCAGGAATAGCGCAGAGGATGCGATATCCTTGTGGTTCTGGTAGTTGGGTTGCTGTTGCAGATTCATCTATAGGAGCTACATTACTCATTAATCTTCCTCAAAGTTTGATTCTAGTTCAGTAATATACTCCATAATACTGCGTAGTGCACTAATGTTTCCACACACATAATTATATTCTGAATGATCTTTAATGCTGCCACTACTTAACTTATCAAGTAATAGTGTTTCTTTAGTATTTATTTCTTTTCTTAATACTTCAAAAATGGTCATTGGTTAGTAGGCCCACTGTTTTTACCTGCTGCAACAGCTAACTTGGCTCCTTCAATTAACTGTTGTACGTTTAGAGCGCCTTCTTTAGCTACTCCATCAGCCATGAGTTTTTGTAGCGCTTGCCGTTCATCAGACTCTAGTTTAGCTTCTTCTAGTTTAAGTTCTGCCATAGCAATTTCATTATCGGCTTGATCTTTAGCAGCTTTGCGCTCTAACTCACCTTGTTTGAGTTGTAGTTCTTGTTGTTGCATCTGGAATACGGGGTCTTGCGCTTTTTGTTGTGCTTCTTGTTGTTGCGCTTCAGACATATTTTGCTGCAATAACTGGTCAGATGCGTCAGCCAACAATCGAGACAGTTGTGCTTCTATTTCTGGTGGTAACTGCTCGTCTTGTGGTGGCAACTGTGTACCTAATTGTTCTTCAATTTGAATTCTATATCCTAATGCTAAATGTTCTGCTACGTGTGCTTGTAGTGCTGCAGCAAACTTTTCTGCGTTAGGGTTGTTTGCCATTAACTTTTGAACTACTGGGTCTTGCATTGCGTTCATGTGGACTTTGATATGAGCTTCATGATCTTGGTATAAAAACGCTTTAGCGGGTTTATTAGTAATGATGTCCATATTTTCAGAAACTGGGTCTTTAGGTTTTTGATCCTCTTCTGAAGGCACGAGCTTATCGACATTTTGTACTCCTATCGTTTGTAACATTTGTTTGTGCAACTGTGGTAGGTCGTATAATTCTGGTGATGTCTGTGCTAACTGCAATACCGTTTGATACTGCACTACTTTTTGCGCCATCGTAGAAGAATTAGGATTAGACACAGGCACAATCTCTACCATATCGTAATCTGCGCGTTTGACTGACTTATTTCCTTGAGATGGTTTGTAAGCGTAGTTAGCTGGTGTGTTGTCTTTAATAATCTCTGCAAGTAATTGAAACTCTTGTTTCATCGCTGCGTGTACACGCGCTTGAACCGAAGACATAACTTTTAGTGTGCGTTCTAATATCGCAAGGGTTGTACCAACAGGTGCTTGGGTAGACATGTCGCTCGCTTTCATATCAGAAATAGAAGCAAACCGTCGTCCCTCATCTACAATATTTTGCATTAGTTGGAAAAGAACCTGACTTGGCTCTTTGTACGGCAACGTCATAATGTTGTCGCGGATAGTTCCGCTGGCTACATCAACATCTCTAAACTCTGCAGGAGATATCGGTGTGTCATCGCCTTTAATTCGCATACCTTTAGTCTTAAACCCACCCGGTAAATTAGACAGGGTTCCTGCATCGACAAGCTGTCTAATTAAAGACGTGCCTGACTTAGCAAACGAACCTAGTAGATGTACTAACCCAAACGCATAAAAACCAAATCCCGGAATGTACGGATAATGAATAAAGTGTTGACGTTTGTTTTTAGCGTCATCACCTTCTACCCAGTTGCGTCTAATAGCCAATACTTCTTGTGAGCTTTTTTCTATGGTTACTACGTAAGGCAACGCAATGCCTGTCTCGTCCCCATCTTCGTCTGTGTCTTCAAACCCTTTCAGGTCTAGTTCTACGTGAAACTCTAATATTTTATAGCGGTCATCGTTGGTTGCGCTGAACCCCATGTTCTCTGCTATCTTCTGTTCTACGTCATCCAGTTCATAGTCGTCAGGAGAACCTAACTTAACGTCGCTGTAGAACCCAGCAGCTTGAAGTTTTTTAACTTCGTTTTCGGTCTTCCGCATAATATGCGTGACTCGTTCTGCTGAATCGAGACTACTGGCTCCATAGGGAACCACGATATCTTCGGCTGGTACGTATATAGAGACTGGGCGATCAACAGCGGGATCATAGTAAACTTTCTTAAACGCATTACCCGACAGTCCTAAACCCCATAACATTCTTTCGTGTTCACCACGATACTCCGGCATCTTGTCCGTTATATAGTGGTTCATGTTTTCTGCTACGTTAGAAGCAGCTTCTAAATTTTCTGGTGTTTCTTTGCCAATAACTTTGGTCTTGACAGGGCCACCGGGGGGCATTGTTTCCATAATAGTTTCGGATTGAAACTTAACCAACGCTTCAGACAATAGTGGGTGATAGACACCGCAGGCTCCTGCCCACGGCTCACTTCGGTCTTCTATCTTCAGACCTAGTAATTCTAACCCATCTATATAAATTTGTAGCCAGTCTTTTCTAGCACTAAGGTCGCCATCAAAGTCAGCCATTAAGTCAGAGGCTATCTTTTCTAAGTCTCTATCTTCGTCGTCAAATTCATCAACTAGGTTTTCGTAAAAATCTTCGCCATCAGGCAAATCAACTTCTACAGTAAGTCCACCTTCACCACTTATACCTATCTCAACAACTGTACCCATATCTTCTTGGGGTTCTTGATATTCTGATACAGGTCTTCCATCAGGTAAGACGATCTCTAGTTCTGGTTTGTCTGCCATATCTATTACCTGCTCCTTGCAGCTCTAGTCTTACCACGTTTAGCAACACCATCTATACCTTTAACCAAACCACCGCGTTTAAGTTCAAGCGGAATGTCTTTTACCATTGTAGGTTTTGTAAACAAAGGATGGGTTGGCGCTATATAAACACTAGATTTTACTTTAGCCTTTGATTTTTTCGTTTTGTTTTTGGCTTTTTTACCCATCTGAGCTACCCTTTAACTCGTTTTAGTTTAGTCTTACCGCGTTTAGCAATACCATCAATAGATTTTTTCTTAACTAGGCCACCAGCTTTTAAACCAGCTCTATATTGGGCATCAGTTTTTCTTAGGTCTTTTAAAGGGATTCTTTTCCCTACTATTTTGTCTATTCCTTTGCCGATAGCTCGTGGTACAGCCCGTTCACTTTCTTTCAATCTTTTAACACTAGGTTTTTTTAACGGTTGCATATTACTTGTTTTTTTACCGGCTTTTTTCTTAGCTACTTTATCAACAATTTTTTTAGTCATTTTTTTATACGCCCCACCTATTCCGCTGCTTTCAATAGGTGTCAATATTTTCCCAATTCCTAGTGGCATATCTTCTTGGAATTTTTTTACAAAACTATTTTCTTTCGTTCTTTTTTTAACTTCCCCACCTTTGTTTAAAAGTGCTGCTGCTTCTTTACGTGTTTTTCGCACCCGCCCTTCTTTAAACGCATCCTCTCTTTTTCTTCTTGATTCTTTAAGAGCATTAGCTTTCATATCACGAAAATCTGTGCGTCCTTTTCTGTTGTTTGATTTTGTTTCTCTTCCTACCGCAACTCCTGTTGCTCCACTTCCAGCACCTACTTGAACCTTTTTATTTAAGGCTCGTTTTTTCATGCTTTTTTGTAGTCTTTTGCCTGCTTCTTGTTGTTTTGGGGTCGGTGGTTTAATGTCGTCTGCGTTTTTTTTAAGAAACCTATTGACGGACTTAGTTCCTCTTTTAATTGCTCTTTGCCCTGCAGGTGTTTTTAAAAGTGCTTCTGCTGTTTTACTTATTCCTGTTATTATTGGCCCTACCATTGTTTTATCCTTAATAATATAATGTACGACTTGTGTTAGCTTTGTATCGTCTATACTCTCTCGTACTGTAATAATCTTCTGGCTCGTCCAATGATGTTTGGACATAACCCCCTTTTCTAAAACGCATCAACGCCATAGACGTAGAATCCACATAGTCATCATGCTCCCCAGCAGGGAAACTTGCAACTTCCTCGATCACTTCTTCTGCCCATCGTGTCGGAGGATACCATACCTTACCCGATGCAAATATATCGGATACTGCATTTAATCTGGATATCTTGTCATTTCCTCGCGTCGGTGTAAACTCCTGCACAGGTACACCCATAGATCGCAGCTCATAAATAAGCGGCGCACCACTGGCTTTTTTCTCAATAATAATGCTGTCAGGCTCCCACTCTTTGTACTCTTGCATTACCAATCGTTTGAGTTCTGGAAACTCTAACCTGTCTCTAATTGCATTTAGCAATATTAAGTTTGGCTGCGGCACACCTAAATTCTGTTTGGTTCTGTCGTATTCTTCTTCAGACTCGTATTCTTCTGGATGGTCGGTTGCTTGGTAAAACACACCCCACACAGTACACGCACTGTAGTCAGCTCGGTTGTTTTTCTCAAACGCGGTATCCCATGACATCAATATAAAGTCACAAGGCGGTGGTCGTTCGCCTTCCCAGACTTTCCACCAGTCTCGTTTGACAATCGCGCTCGCTTCACTTGTCGGTTCTTGTTGATACTGCGCCATCCACTTACTATGTGGTAACTCATTACGTAAACTTGCTAATTCTTCTAGCGACCAAAACTCAGGCCACAGCGCGTTACCAGAAGGCATGATGGCTGGAAACTCAATCACTCTCCATTCCTCGCCATCACGCTGCATACTGGATTTGAGCACTTGGCCTGTTAGGTCACGCTTACTCCATCTTGTCATTACGACAACAATAGCACCGCCCGGTTGGAGTCGCTGTCTAGGGCCAGACGTATACCACTCGTAAGTCTTGTCATATATGTCTGGATTTATCTCAGCCAGCGTTGCTTCTTGCTCTGAGTGCGGATCGTCGATAATCAGTAGGTCTGCACCCTTACCTGTAACAGCACCACCCACACCAATCGCAAAATAATCGCCGCCTTTGCTGGTATTCCACCTTCCGGCTGCCTTTGAGTCAATTTGTAGCGCAGTTTCAGGAAAAATGTCCTTATATTCCGCCTGACCCACCAAATTACGCACTTTACGACCAAATCCAACGGCAAGTTCTGCTGTATGTGACGTTTGAATTACTTTTTTGTGAGGAAATTGCCCTAAAAACCATGCTGGGAGCAAATAACTCGCAAATTCTGACTTAGTATGACGTGGTGGCATGTTAACAATCAGTCTTTTGCACTTACCACTGGCTACATCCTCAAAAGCCTCTGCCATAATCCTATGATGTCGCCCCATAATGAAGTCAGGCCACATTTTATCTACAAACTGCAAGAAATTTGTCTTAGATTT